CAAATGGCGATTGATGCCCCACAAAATAAACCATTTTATGAATCTTTAAAAGTAGGAAAAAGTCTATATGAAGTAACTTCCAATTATCGCAATCAGATGGCTGGTTTACTTGAAGTTGACCCTACCGCTATTACATGGAACGACCTGATGGGTAAAGTTATTGTTAAAGATACTGGCAATGCTCGTACATTTGCAGATTTTAACAAGGCTTTAAAGCAAGACCCAATATGGCAATACACTAAAAATGCAAAGGAAACCTATAGCAATATGGCTCTTGACCTTGCTAAAACATTTGGATATGTGGGTTAATAATGGCTGAAAGAAAAGTAATCAAACAAACTAATCAAGCACAAGTTGCTGCTGCACAGCAAGCCAATGCTGCGCTCGCACAACAAAAAGCGGCTCTTGAAACAAAGGCTGCTGCTGCTGCTGAAAAAAATAAGCCAATACTTAAGCAGGCTGTTAGTGGTGTTGGTGCTTTAAATGCTGCAATCGCAGCACAAATTAAAGCAGCCGAGAATCCTAAAGGTGTGTATGACCCAGTTTCAGGAAAAACTACAACTGCTGCTCAATTACAAAAAGAAGCAAAAGATTTAAAAACAGCAGCAACTGGTCCAAATAGATTAGGTGGATTAACTTCTGAACAAATTGAACTTAGTAAAGCATTAGGTAAAGAAAAAACAGATGCTGAAAATGCAGCAGCAGCAATTATATTTGGTGGTGTACCTGACCCTATTTATGAAACAATAACAGAACAATATACTTCACCTGAAGAAATCCAAGCACTGATTAATGCTGCTCTTGAAAAGCAAAAAACAGAGTTACTTGGTGAGCAAAAAAAATTAGCAGAACAACAAAAGAAAACAGCCCTTGAAGAGTTTAAGGCTTCTTTAACTACAATGGGTCTAGCAGATTTAACAGATACTATTGATGAGTTTATTAAAAATGATTACACAGCATCTCAAATTAAATTAGAGTTACCTAAGACTACTGCTTACAAGACACGCTTCCCTGGTATGGAAGCACTTAAGACTGCTAATAGAGCAATTAATGAAGCAACCTACATTTCTAATGAGCGTGCTTACTTACAAACTTTACGGGCTTATGGATTAGATACTGCAACTCTTGGTAGTCTTTCAGCCCTTGGAACATACATAGCCAATGAGGTTTCTCCTCGTGAGTTTGAAGAAAGAGTAAACCTTGCTTCTGATAGAGTTACTCAAAATCCAGATGTTCTTAATACTTTTAAATCTTATTATCCAGAGGCAGATAAAAGTAGTGTTGTTGCCTATCTTTTAAATCCTAAAGCAGGTATAGACCTTGTTAAGAAACAAGTTCGTGTAGCAGAAATTGGTGCTGCTGCTACCGCTGCTGGATTTAAACCTACAACAATTAGTGCTACCTATGGTGAAACTCTTGTACCAGATACTGGAGATAAAACTTTTAACACAATCAGAGCCGAGTTTCAAAAAGCAAAACAATTATCTGATGCTCAACGCAGTCTTGCTCAAATTGAAGGGCAAACTTATTCAGATGTTGAAGCCATTGAAGGCGTGGTTGGCGGAGATAGTCAGAAGTTACTTGCTTCACAACAAAGGGCAGAGCGTGAAATTGCTCGGTTTAGTTCCCGTAGTGGCGTAACAGGCTCAAGTTTAGGAAGTGGCATAAATGTCTGAAGCATCAGGCAGTGAAAGTTTACACGCTGCTTTTGGTTATGACGAATATAAAGATTTTGATGAGGGATTAATTGTACCTTTTTTAACAATAGGACATTAATCTTTAATTAATAAATAGAATCCCCACCCTGATAGACCAGCCCAGGGGGGCGTAAAAGTCTGGTAGCAATAGCCGCAATAGTTTCCCCGAACTGCTGCGAGGATTGCGAATACAACCAATGAAAGGGAGAAGGTAGATGGCTACCAATTACTACGCAGACGATGAGGAAGATGACGACACAACAACTGATGTTGTTGGTCAACTCCGCAAAGTTAATCGCTCACTTGAAAAACGAGCAAAAGAACTAGAACAGGAGTTGTCAGGTCTTAAGTCACAGACTCGTCAGCGTACTGTTAAGGATGTACTACAGGCTAAGGGATTAAATCCAAAGATTGCCGCACTCATACCACATGATATAGAACCCTCAGATGAGGCTCTACTCAAGTGGGTTGAAGAGTATGGCGATGTTTTTGGAATCCAAACTTCTACGGAAGAAAAGCCTGCAGAGAAAAGTCCAGAAGTTAAGGCTCAAGCAAGAATCAATAACATAGTCGCCACTGGCTCCGCGCCAGATATTGACGAAGATGCGTTTGCAAAAATTGCAGGAGCAAAAACTCGTGAGGACTTAGACGCACTCCTTGGCTTTAACTAAAATCCATTAAACATCAACCACTCACTAGGAGGTGAACCATGGCATATACCGACACCTCGGCTATTAGTGGTCTAGTACAGACCGCTTATGACCGTTATGTTGAATTTGCCCTCCGCTCTCAGCCGATGATTCGTGCTGTTGCGGACAAAAAGCCTGTACAACAGGCTATGCCAGGCAACTCCGTTGTATTCTCACTCTACAACGATTTGTCTGCTGCTACTTCAACGCTCACAGAAACAACTGACCCTGATGCAGTCGCATTAAGCAATGTTGACACCGTATCTGTAACTCTTGCAGAATACGGCAACGCTGCTCTTGTAACACGCAAATTGCAGTTATTCTCACTATCCGATGTTGACCCTGCTGTTGCAGACATCATCGCTTACAACATGGCTGACTCTCTTGATGTTGTAGCACAAAGTGCTCTTCGTCAAGGAACCAATGTTATCTATGGTGGAACTCGTACATCAACCGCAACTATCACAGCATCAGATACTGTTGACTCTGCTGATATTCGTAAGGTTGTTGCGAAACTTCGCTCAAACAAGGCTGTTCCTCGTTCAGGAAGCCTGTATTGGGTAGGTATTCACCCAGAGGTATCACACGACCTTCGTGCCGAATCAGGCTCTATAGGCTGGCGTGACACCCATGTTCACACTGATGCTTCTCTTGGCAACCTGTTCGCAGGTACAATCGGAACATACGAAGGCGCTTTCTTTGTAGAAAACGCACGCATGTTCTCTGCTAAGTCAGGCGCAGACCAGTCCGCTCTTGCTACAACCACAGTAACTGTTGCAGGTACTTCATCAGGCTTCACCTTTGGTGTTGCTTCGTCTGCAGTTATCGCAACTCGCGCTGAGGTTGGCGACAAGATTTCAGGAACTGGTATTGCATCTACTGCAAAAATTAGTGCAATCAGTACCTCTGGCTCTACAACTACATTTACTGTAGATGTAGCCAATACTGCTGCAGTTACTGCAACTACTGTAGTAACAGTAACCCCTGTAACTCGTGTATTCAGCACCCTTGTTTGCGGTAAGCAAGCATTGGCTGAAGCCGTATCACAGGAGCCAGGTGTTGTTATCGGTCCAGTTACCGATAGATTGATGCGTTTCCGCCCAATCGGATGGTACGGTGTCCTTGGATGGAGCCGTTACCGTGAAGATGCGCTGTATCGCATTGAAACTGGTTCTTCAATCGCTGCTCTTTAATTGATTGACTGTTGGGCAGGAGCAATCCTGCCTAATGGTGAGTCCACTAAGGAGGACTATGGCAGAGTATTATTTTACTACCCCAACAATAGATGAAACTCCCGCAGGTGAGCACATCCTTTTTGCTAGGTTTAAGTTAGCCCGTGGCATAACCGTGCTTCGCATAAATGGGGTGTATTCTTCATACAGGTACCCAAGCCAGATACTAACCAATACGGCTGAGGAGTATTACCCAGGAGGTACAAAGACTTTGGTTAGTCAAGCAACAGCCGATGAGTTAACCGCTCAAGGCTACGGAGCAAACATAACACCAGCATGAGCCTACATCAATTACGAGTACATCCAGAGTTTGTTGAAGGTTGTTTTGGATGCAAAGTCGGAACATTACAATTAAGCCCAGGTGAAACAAACTCTCGTTTAAACATATCTACCCGTAAATGGGATAAAGAGTTACAAGCCTATAGAGATGCCAGAGCACAGGGTATTCAACCCGATGGCACAAGTATGAAGAAGATAGAACAAGCAGTAAAGATTTCAAATGAAACTGGAAAAGCATACGGAGTATAGGAGAAAACATGGCTGCTCGTAAACCGAAGAAACAACCCATTAAGCGTGTGCGTACAGTCAAAAATGAGGAACATACAGAACTAGAAATGTACTGTATATGGCTCAATGAATACTATCAATCATTATTAAAATCTGGTTTTAAGTCCGATATAGCAATGGCGTTTGTTATGGACAAAGCATCATACCCACCATGGGTAGAGTACAAACCAACTGAAGATGAGATTCGGCGCATGTTTGATGAAGGGGATGGCGATGAGTAGTCCAATTATCCCTGAGCCGATGTGGGG